CACCATATTCCCAATAGTAATAAAAATGGGTGTTCTTTTAATAAGCGGTTAGGATAATTTGAAGCTATATTTAATGCTTCAGAAATCAAAAGTAAAATAAAAATATAAAAAAACATGTAGTATTAATTAATTATTGTATATATATATGTATAAAATTTATAAAATATAAAATTTATATGTATAAAAATATGTGTATAATAATTAATTTGGAATAGGAAATGGGCGTTGATTATTTTCAACTACAAGTGGATTTGGTAAAATAAACGGCATTAGATTAAAATATGAAACTTCGGGAAGTTTAACAAGCTGTGGAACGACTGGCGCTTGAGGTGTTACCATATTTGTTGAATTTATTCCAAAGAGGGCAGACTCAATGTCAATTGAGTTATTAGAAAATATTTGTCTCGGCATGTGACTTGGGGTAACACCCATCGTCGGCATTGCATTGTTATATGCATATCCATACTGAGAATTTTTATATTCTAAATAACCAAATATTTGGGTATTTTGTTTTTGCTCTAAACAATAATCTGAAGGTGTGTTCTTATTTCGCGTGCAAGACATTTAATCGTGCTATATTTTTTAAATACTTATTATATAATAATAAAATAATATTATATATTTTTATTATTATTTTATCTAAATGCATTCACCATATTTTTTGTTGCATCTTCTAAAATATAATCATGTGTAAAAAAATCAACCAAACACTTGTGAAATAAATCAAATGTATCAAATGAAAAAAAACAAATAAACATTATTACTTCATCATTTTTAAAATCTTTGAATTGTTCATTGGTTCCACATGCTTGACATATTTCTTTAAATTGTGGACACTCTTTAATCTTATTATAAATTGATGATATTTCTCCATTAATTGCATCGTCATTGTATTCTTTCAAGCCAAATGCTTCAAGCAATTGAAACTGATACATGGCTGTTTTATCTTCATCGGAGTCCATCATTTTATATGTACAATAAAAACTTGTGTCGTACATTTTTTCACCTTTTTTTTAGTTTATAATAATATTAAATAATTATCTTTAAATTGTTCACCATTTAACAACGAAACAAAAGAAATGCGGCATTTGATATCGAATGAATAATGTAATGAATTGAAAAAAATAGAGCAACCCATATTTTATGTTCATAAGGTATTAGTTCAATGTATTGATATTTTGTAACAATAAAATACACTGATAAAGACAAAATTATCCAGTTTGCAAGGTGGATATAAAAAGAGTAACTAGAAATTTTTTTAAAATTCATTTCAAAAAATGAAAATAATATATATTATATTATATATTATAAACATATTATTTTTATTCTTAAACAATGGAAGAAAATGTTGAAACATCATCTGAAGAATCAAAAGAATCAGGTGGTCCTACATTACTTACTCCCGAAGACTATACAAGACGGTTGAGCGAATTGCGAAAAAAAACAAATAACCCATTATTCAAAAATAAATTGATTCGTGATTTATCTGAATCAAATGACATTAAAAAAATGTTTGATAGTAAAGATATCAAATTTGAAACATTATCTGAATTTACGCATGGCAAATTTATAGATAAATACACACAGGATGAACTGTATAAACGAATTGGTTCAATATGCGGAAGTGATGTCGGACGACGTTATAGAGCAAATGCGCTCGATGCTGCAATATTCTCAATGAATCCCACATTTGACATTTTATTTTTACGCAATAAAACCGGTGACAATGTACTAGGATTTATAATTGCGGAACTGGGGGAGTGCGCGAAAGAACCAAAAGTGTATGCGGTTAATTTGATTTGTTCTCAAAGCGGTTTAGGCAAACTTTTACTTGGAGCATGTTTGTATTGCATTAAATTCAATGATGATGTTTCAGAAAAACGATGCATTTTAGAACTAGCACATGCGTACAAAAATACACCCGGATTTTTCATGTATACCAAGTTGGGTTTTAATTTAGATGATTCATTAATGGAGAAAGAGGGTGTGTGTTTTTTTGACATTCTTCATTTACCAATGTCTGTTACACTGATTGGCGATAAATTTACCCAACAATATTTTGTTGACATGATGGTGCGTTCTGATTTTAAACAGGCGGACGTGGTTGACCCAACCGGCATATATGATTTGGGGTTACCCAAGAAGGAATCTGAAGATGGCGGGAAAAGTTCCGCCATACAAAAAGAAATGGTAAAACTTGCAAACATTTTGCGTAAAATAAAAGTATTCAATGCTTCAGATAAATTTCCACAAGATGAGTGGGAAATTATTAAAGAGATGACATTTGCAAAAAAACGTATATTTTTGAATAAGCCGCGTTCACAAGTAAATTTTAGTAAAAAAATAAATGCAAAACCAGAGTTGGTTGAGCCTTTATTAGATGAATTGGTCCGAGATTTTGATAAACTTAAACGCGATTACATGAGAAGTAAAGGGGTAGACATTCCTCTCACTCCAACTGCACAGTTGGAAGTATTACCTGAAGCAGAAGAGGAACTGATTTTAGCTGAGACAGTTGCTCTTCCTACTCCTTCTGAAACCCAGAAAAAAACCACACAAAAACAGCTTATTACAATGAGTATGATGCCTCGAAGAACAACCAGAAAAACCACGTCAAAACGCAAGACGCCCACGTCGAAACACAGGACGCCGTCAAAAAAGACACCCACGTCAAAACGCAGGACGCCGTCAAAAAAGACACCCACGTCAAAACGCAGTAATGATACGAGAACTATGAGAACTATGAGAACTTATAATACTGGTAAAAGGACACAAGCCCACGACTCCGGACTTTAAGTTGATAATAAAGATAAATAAATATAATAAATAATAATAATAAATACAATTCAATATTATTAAGTATAACAAAATGTTTCTTAAATTGTTTCAAGGTCAACAAGTAATTCGAGGTTTTTCAAAAAAAATTCATACACAAATGTGTATTGCTTCACTGTTTGGACTACGACAAGAGCATTGTAAAGTTGAAAAAAATGAATGGAAAGACGACGATGATGAACAAAAACAAATATTTTATGAAGAAGAGAAAAATAGTTCACTAGAAAAATCGAAGCAAGAATTCAAATGCGAAAATAAATGCATGAAAAACAAATCAGAGACATACCTCATACAATATGAAGGAGGTGTCGGAATAATTTCAAAATAATTATAATAGAGTGAATAATAATTACACTTGTTTATTTTTTTAAATATAAATATAGTAAATAATAATAATAAATATAATTAAATATTATTTACTATATATAATATTTAATAATGAATTACAATCAAGGCAGCAGTGAAATGAAAGAATTAACAGACAGAATTGAAATCATAGAGAGAAAACTTGATTTAATACTACTTAAATTGGATGGAAGTGTTATTAAAAATTGTGATAAAATGGGAACTCACATTGATTTCGTAAATAGCGTTTATACCACAGTAAAAGTTCCATTAAATTATATTTCAAATAAAATACAAAGAATTATAAACCCATCAGGTTTACAGACCGAATTGCCATTAATCCATAATTATAATGGAACTGAAATTGAAAATGTGTAACCTTTTTTTTACACACATTGGGAATTGTAATAGATTTCAATGCGGTACAGGAATCGAACGCTTGAGAACCAATAGTTGCAAGTAGTAAACCTGGTGAAAATGTTACAGTTGCCAATGAGGAACAACCATCGAACGCATTATTATCAATAGCAATAGCAATAGTCGTAACTGTATCGGGAATTGTAATAGATGTCAGTTCTTAAAACTTTTACTTATTTGGATATGGATTTAGCATTTCGTCGTCGGTGAGAATATTTATTTTTACGATTGCGTTTATTTTGTCGTTGTCGTCGTCTGGTTTTATTTTTGTTTCCGCCGGAGTTTCTGAAGCGGTTAAGTGTCTTGTAGCTGTTACTGTTACCTTCCAAATATGGTTTTAAGGCTGCCATTTCTTGAGCTGATGATGGTGGTGGTCCTGGCCACACGCGTGATGGTGGTGGTTGGTATTGTTGTGGTTCTGGTGGTGGTGGTAGTGGTGGTGGTTGGTATTGTTGTGGTTCTGGTGGTGGTGGTAGTGGTGGTGGTTGGTATTGTTGTGGTTCTGGTGGTGGTGGTAGTGGTGGTGGTGGTCCTGGTGGTGGTAGTGGCTTCTGAAATAGATGTTGGGGTAGTACTTCAATAAAATATCCATCATCGAGTAACACTCTCGCCATCACAATCCCGCTAGGTAGGGAAAAATATTGGTCAATGACTCCAGGCTTTCCATAGTGGTGGGTGTCGCCTATAATATTCACTGGTGTTCCTACAGATAAAAGTTGCATTATATTATAATTATATTATAATTATAATATAATATTTGTAAATCAATTAGTGTATCTCTTATTCAAATACCGAAGTTTTCTATTTTCATTTATTTCATTATCTGTTATTAAATACATTTAAATTATTATCATTAAACGAACAAATATAAATTGATTTTTTTACATTGAACTTGACAATGGACAGCAGTATCAGACCAGTAGACAGACAGCACAATGCAGCAAACTCAAGGACAACAAAGACAAGAAGAAAATAATAATGACAACCATGTCACTTTGGATTTGCGCGTGTCATGCAACACATTTTGGAAATATGAAATGAAGCTCTCCATAAACCGCGACGACTATGTTGAACCAAATGAGAATGATATTGTGAATGGTGGTGGTGGCGGTGGCGCCGCCGGCGGCAGTTGTTTCAATAGTGACAACAAAAAAACTCGCACATTTTCAAGACTTGAAAGATTTATGTGCGATGCGATGATTTCGCACATACACGAAGACTTGGCAATCAACGGACAAGAAGAACTCATTGAAAAATTGTGTGACATTTCAAGCAAGTTTCATGTTCATGGTCACACGACAAGGTCGCTACTTTACCATCAGTCGAATGCTCCGCATGCCGACCACGGCGGTTGCATTTACATTTGCACGCATTGTTAAAATGTAAATATTAAATTAATAATAAATCAAAGAAAAAATAATGAACAGTGAACTGAGTTGTTTATTTGTTTATAGAGGTTAATTATTTATACTTTTATTTTTTACCTGCGCCTTGAGCCCCTAAATTTGCGAGATTTACGACCTTTAGTACCCCTGTATCCCTTTGTGCCGCGTTTTTTATATTTTTGCTGGGCTGCTAAAAGAGTCAACGGGACTGCTGCTTCATTAAGTAGCGCTCCAAGTTCCAGTATTCCTCCTCGCTGTTGTTTGGATTTAG